GGTTGTAAATTTAAATAAACTAAATAGAACAAACGAAGAACATTATGCCAGGTAAGTGGGACGGTAGAAGTAGATTATCAAATGACAAGTACAGGGAAAGTTGGGATAGAATATTCAAAACCAATCCTGTTGCCAAAGAAGTAAGAACTCCGAAGTTTAAACCTAGTGTAGTGAAAGCTAAAAAAGGTAAAGGGAGTTATACGAGAAATGGCAAGAAGAACATTATTCAGAACATTGATAGTGAAAGCTAGAATGTTTTGGGCTGATATACGAGGTCATCATGGTAAACGTTGGAATTACGAACCAGGTGATTGGTATATGGGTAGACACAATAAAAGAAAATAATTGAAAAGTATTATATTATGTATGAGTTACGAGATTATTTAAACGCAATCAATTTCACTAAAGAAAATTTATTAGACACAACAGATGAAACTTGGGAAAAGAAATATCCTCCTTTCGTTATAAACAAGTGTCTTTCCGTACATTACGACTGTATTGCTCAAGCCAATGAAATGAATGGCTATCACTTCCTAGATAAAAAAACACAATTCCATTTTTATATAAATAGTATTAGAAAAAAGAAACGATTTGGTGGCAAGTGGTTATCACAAGCCAAGTTGAAGAATTTAGAGTATGTAAAAGAGTATTATGGTTATAGCAATGAGAAGGCTAAAGACGCTCTTACTTTACTTACTGATAAACAAATTGAACTAATTAAGGTTAGCCTTTTAAAAGGTGGGAGAACAAAATAATGAATGAGGAAACAATCAACTGGACCGCTGACAGTATGTTAGAGGTTACCATCAAGCAACCAGATGACTTTTTAAAGATAAGAGAGACTTTAACTAGAATAGGTGTTGCAAGTAGAAAAGACAAGACACTATTTCAAAGTTGTCACATATTACACAAACAAGGTAAATATTTCATAACACATTTTAAAGAACTATTTGCGTTAGATGGTAAGAAAGCAACTTTAACACAAAACGATATTCAAAGAAGAAACACAATCTCTATCTTATTGCAAGATTGGAATTTAATTGACATAGTGGATAAAGTAAAGTCGGAAGACAAAGCACCATTATCGCAAATCAAAGTATTACCATTTAAAGAAAAAAAAGAATGGAACTTATCGGCAAAATATAATATAGGGAAAAAAGTGGAAGCCAAGGATAATACTGAGAATGCAAGTACCGAAGTTTAAACAGTTCATTACAGAAACAGATATAGGTCGTAAAGATAAACCTATAACAGTTGCTATGGTAACTGTTGCTGATTCAAAAGACCCAAAAGAAAACACTACTGCTGATCTTATACAAAAGGCGTGTAAGAAAAAAGGTATTAAGTGTGTTATTGTAAATACCAAATCAACTATCATCACAGCTAAAGACGAAGACAAAGGAACACTTACTGTTTACAACTATGATGGTAAACAAGGTGAACATACTTTTGTAGGTAGAGATACAGTTTGTATAACTAGAGGTGGCGCACTTGAAGACGAAGCAGGTCTTTCATTAATATCATCATTTCAAAACTCACAAGCATTTATGATGAACACAAGAGCATCAATGTTGACTTGTGATAATAAACTAACATCAGCTTTACTATTTGAAAAATTTGGATTACCAACTCCAAAAACAGCATTCATTTCAAACGAAAACAATATTAAAAGTGGTGTTGATATGATAGGGGGTAAATTCCCAATCATATTAAAAACACTAACAGGAACACAAGGCGTAGGAGTAATCAAAATAGAAAGTTACGAAGGCCTTGTGGCGACTGTACAAGCAATGTGGAAACTAAACGCAGAACTTCTAATACAAGAATATATGCCTAGTGATTTTGATGTAAGAACATTTATAGTAGATAACAAAATATTTGCTAGTACAAAAAGAAGCCATAGTAGTTATGACTTTAGATCAAATACACATAGAGGCGCAGAGGCAGAACCTTATAAATTAAGTGATGAAGAAAGAGAACTTGTATTAAAGGCAGCTAGAGTCTCCAGAGCATATATGTGTGGTGTAGATCATATTATATTTAAAAACAAACCATATCTATTAGAAGTAAATGGTAGTCCTGGATCAGGCGCTGATTACGAAGGTTATCAACATAGAGATTATTATGCTGACGCTGAGCCAGCTGGTAGAATAGATGGTGAACAGATGATGGCCAATGTAGTAGATTATATTTCTGATAGAGCTCATTGGGACAGACAATCACTTATAGAAACTGGTTGGTTAGAAACAGTTGAGTTAGATGAAGTAGGTAAAGTCAGAGTAAAATTTGATACAGGTAACGGTTCTCAGGCTTGTGCTTTACACGCAGACAAAATTTTAGAAGACGGTAAGATTGTTAAATGGACCTATGATGGCAAAACATTTAGTAAACCTAGACATGGTACAAGTAAAGTGTTTAGATCAAATGCAACAGATGAACCATCAGAAACAAGACCAACTATATTAATGGACTTAACATTTAATGGTTTTACATATAAAGATGTAGAGATTGGTTTAGACCAAAGACCTAGATCAGGTTCCGACTTACTTGTAAATAGAGATTTAATGCGATTAATGAATATTAGTGTCAACCCTAATAGAACATTTGTATTGAGTAAACGTTTAAAACCTATTGATAAAAAAGGTAAAGATAAAAGAGTTGGTTTTGAACCCGGTAAAGAAGACAATGACGAAAAATAAGAGTTGACAAACAAGTAAACTTATGATATAATGAAACACAAATAGGAGATATTATGCAAGACGTGAAGATATTAAGAATGACTACCGGCGAAGATGTAATCGCTAAGGTAGGTGAGAATGACCAAGGCGTTAGTTTAAAACAGCCTTTCGTAATCATACCTCAACAATCAGCCCCAGGAAAACCTATACAACTTATGATGAGTTTGTATAATGCTTTTGGTAAGAGTGATACAATCACAGTTGATAAAGACAAAATTGTTTTTATGACAGAACCCAAAGATGATTTATTAAAATCATATCAATCAAATACAAGTACAATCATTTCAGCGAATACGCCTGGTTTGATTACAGAAAACTCAGTACCTAAGTTATAATGATAACTGTTAATTTTGTTAGAGGAGAGGAAATTATTCCTGTCCAGGTTGACGAAGGTATGACATTGATGGAGGCGGCTAGAGATTACTCTACTAATCCTATTGATGAGATACCAGCAGATTGTTCAGGTTGTTGTGCTTGTGCTACTTGCCATGTACTAGTAGATAGAAACTGGACACATATAGTAGGTCAACCTAATCAAGGTTCAGTAGAAACAGATTTGATTGAATATGAAAAAGGCTATGATCGTATGCAAAGTAGATTAGCATGTCAAATACAATTAGAAAAAAAACACGATGGTTTGGTTGCACACCTGTTGGACAATCATAAACTATAAGTACATTGGGGGGATTAGCTCAGTTGGGAGAGCGCCTGATTTGCATTCAGGAGGTCGCAGGTTCGATTCCTGTATCCTCCACCAAATTAAATTATGAATTTTTATAAAAACGTTATTGAACATAGAGGTAAGTTACTTGTTCGTGGTATCCACGAGGGTAAAGAATACAAAGAAAGAATGGATTTTAGTCCAACTCTATATGCTATCTCACAAGAAGATTCAAAGTTTAAAACGTTACAAGGTCAAACACTAAAACCAATACAGTTTCCTAGTATATCAAAAGCAAGAGAATTTAAAAGAAGTTACAATACGGGTAACTCACCATTGTATGGAATGGATCGGTATCAATATCAATACATTGCAAACGAGTATCCTGACGATATGGTATTTGATAAAGACCAAATAAAAATATTTACACTTGATATAGAGTGTACTGCCGAGAATGGTTTTCCTGATATAGAAAATCCAACAGAAGAACTACTAGCAATCACAGTTAAAAATCAATCTAATAAACAAATTATAACTTGGGGTACAGGTGAATTTAAAACAAATAGATCAGATGTAACTTATATAAGATGTAAGAATGAGAAGTCTTTGATTATGGAGTTTATGAAGTTTTGGATTAAGAACTATCCTGATGTTATCACAGGTTGGAATACAAAATTTTTTGATATACCTTATCTATTCAATCGTATTAGAAACCTAGTAGATGAAAAAGTATTAAAAAGATTTTCGCCTTGGAATTTAGTTGAAAGAGAAACTATTGTAGTAAGAGGTAGACCACAAACTCATTATAATATCTTTGGTATTTCTATGTTAGATTACTTGGATTTATATCAAAAATTTATACCAACAAAACAAGAAAGTTATAAACTTGATTACATTGGTAAAGTAGAACTTGGTTTACAAAAAGATGAAAACCCTTACGATACATTTAGAGATTGGTATACTAAAGATTATCAATCATTTATTGATTATAATATTAAAGATGTTGAGATTGTTGACCAACTAGAAGACAAATTAAAACTAATTGAACTAGTCTTAACTATGGCGTATGAAGCTAAAGTAAATTATACAGATGTATTTTCACAAGTAAGAATGTGGGATATGTTAATTTACAATTACTTGAAAAAAGATAATGTTATGATTCCACCAAAAGAAGATAATATTAAGGAAGACAAGTATGATGGCGCTTATGTAAAAGACCCAATCACAGGTATGCATAACTGGATTGTTTCGTTTGATATAAATTCACTATACCCACATCTAATTATGCAGTATAATATCTCACCAGAAAAAATCATTGGTGTAAAATCATCAGGCATTTCAGTTGATAAATTGTTAAATCATGCGACACCGTTGACACATTTAAAAACTGAAGGTGCTTGTATTACACCAAATGGTGCTATGTTTAAAACAGATAGTCCAGGGTTTCTACCTAGACTTATGGAAAGTATGTACAATGATCGGGTTAAATTTAAAACACTAGCCTTTCAAGCAAAGAAAGAATATCAAAAGACAAAAGACCCTGCGACTGCTAGAGAAATATCTCGTTGTCATAATATACAATGGGCAAAGAAGATTGCTCTTAACTCAGCTTATGGTGCGATTGGTAATCAATACTTTAGATACTATGATGTAAGACAAGCAACTGCCATTACATCATCTGGTCAATTTGTAATTAGATTTATTGAAAAGAATGTAAATGAATATATGAATAAGATATTAAAGACACATGATAAGGTTGATTATATCGTTGCGTCAGATACAGATTCAATTTATCTTACATTAGACAAATTGGTACAAGCAACGTGTAAAGATAAATCAAAAGCTGATACATTAAAGTTTTTAAACAAAGTTGTTAATAGTAGAATAGAACCTTTTATAGATAAGTGTTTTAATGATCTTGCGGAATATACAAATGCCATTAAACAAAAAATGGTTATGAAAAGAGAAGTAATAGCTGACAAAGGTATATGGACTGCGAAAAAAAGATATATGTTAAATGTATTAGACGAAGAAGGTATTACTTTTGATGAACCTAAACTAAAGATTATGGGTATTGAAGCTGTGAAGTCATCTACACCAGAAGTTTGTAGAGGAAAGATTAAAGAAGCTATCAAACTTATAATGACTAAAGGTGAAGATGAACTACAAGCATTTGTTGCCGAATTTAAAAAAGAGTTTTATCAAATGACAGCTGAACAAATATCTTTTCCTAGGTCTTGTAATAATTTAAAAAAATACAAACATAGTAGTAATATATTCATTAAAGGTACACCTATTCATGTTAAAGGTGCTTTAATATATAATGAACAATTAAAAAGATTTAAGTTACATAGAAAGTATCCATTAATACAAGAAGGTGATAAGATTAAGTTTCTAAAACTAAAAGAAGCTAATCCATTTAAGTTTGATGTAATAAGTTATGTAACAAAACTACCTAGTGAATTTACATTACAAGAATATATTGATTATGATATTATGTTTCAAAAAACATTTTTAGACCCTATGAGTTTTATACTTAACTCTATTGGTTGGACATATGAAAAGACAGCTAGTCTGGAGGATTTCTTTGTCTAGTTTTTTTATAGGAGTGATCTGTGCACATTGGGGGTTTGCCACTGGTAATCTACTTGCGTTTAAAACAAATTGGTCTATACCTAGATTCTTACTAATAGTAATACTAATAAGATATTTTTTTTTAACTTATGGAATTTAATACAAACAAAAAACATGGAGTAATATATGCTGACCCACCGTGGTATTTTAAAACGTATAGTAACAAAGGAAAGGATAAAAGTCCTGAAAGACACTATCCTTGTATGTCTCTCTCTGACATTATTAGGTTACCTGTTGGTAATCTTGCTAAGGACGATGCAGTCCTTTTAATGTGGGTAGTTGATCCACTATTAGACCAGGCATTTAAAGTTATAGATGCCTGGGGTTTCAAGTATAAGACAGTAGGTTTTACTTGGGCGAAAACGAATCGAACTAAAATGGGTTTCTTCACAGGTCTAGGTTACTGGACTAGAGGTAATCCAGAAATGTGCTTATTGGCTACAAGGGGTAAACCTAAACGGCTAAATAAAAGTATACCACAATTAGTTGTGGACCAAAGACGAGAACATAGTAGAAAACCAGATATAGTATATGACCATATTGAGAAGATGTTACCAGGGCCTTATATTGAATTATTTGCTCGTAGAAAACGAGAAGGCTGGAATAGTTGGGGTAACGAGGTATGATTATACCCTTGACTCTTTCAATATTATGTGTTATAATGATCTATGGTTTTGTCGTATGGTTATTAATGAAATGGAACAATGAACAATTATAAAAGATATACTTTACAAGATACTTTAGATAGTGAAAAAAGAGCACTGTTTAATGTGTTATCAACTTTCGCTGGTGGTGGTGGTTCGTCAACTGGTTATAGATTAGCTGGTGCGAAGATACTTGCCGTTAATGAATTTGTTGAAGAAGCACAAAACACATATAGAGAAAACTATCCTGATACTGTTATCGTACCAGGTGATATAAAAAAATTAACAGGTACATATCTTATGGAACAAGCTGGTGTTAAAGTAGGTGAGTTAGATATATTAGATGGTTCTCCTCCTTGTTCAGCGTTCAGTATGGCTGGTTCTATATCACATGGTGGTGGTAATACACACGCAGATGCGTTTAATAAAACTAAACAATATTCAGATATAAAAGGCGTAGAGAATGTAGAAGATTTATTCTTTGAATTTTTAAGAGTGGCTAAAGATATAAAACCAAAAGTTATTATTGGTGAGAATGTTGAAGGTTTAACAATGGGTGAAGCCAAAGAGTATTTTCACAAGATACAAAATACATTTGAAGAAATAGGTTATCTTATAGTTGCTAATGTATTGGATTCAAGTTACTTTGGTGTACCACAATCTCGTAAAAGATGTTTCTTCATAGGTGTAAGAGAAGATGTTGCTGAGAAAGTTGGTATAAACTTTATGACCATGTATCAATTATATCCTGATAAGAATGATTTTAGAACTACACTTGGTGAAGCAATTAATGATGTAGTGAATGACGATAAAGAAGAACTAGATTATTTGTTTGATAAGATTAGTCCAGAAAAGGCTGTTGGTAAAACATTAATGAAAATGCCAAAGGATCCAGACAAAGTATTGACTGGTATGGATTACCATGACAAAGGTCATCACTTTAATTTAAAAAGATCAAGTTTAAGAAAACCTTGTCCAACAATTACTGCGATGGGTAATCTTGCTGGTGTTGCTGGTACTTGCCACCCACTAGAAGATAGAAAGTTTACTATAAAAGAATTAAAAAGAATTATGTCGTTACCTGAAGACTTTAAATTGACAGGTAAACATAAACAACAATCAGAACG